GATTCATTACGATAGCCTCAGCGCCCTCTTCTGTTTGAGCTGCTAATTCTAATTTTGCTTTTAAGTCTTCGTTTTCAGTTTTAATAGCTGAAAATTCTGCTCTTAATTTTTCAATTTCAGCAAAGAAAGTTTCTTTTGATACTGACTCAACAATTCTCTTAGGTTGAATTTCAGCCTCTACTTCTACTTCTACCTCAGCCTCAGGCATTGGCATTTCTTCTTCTGGCATTACTTCCGCTTCTGCATCCTTTACCTCTTTGATAATACCCTCTACTTCGATAACAACGATTTTGCCATCTTCAAGCTTGTATTCTCCTACCGGCATTGGAACGATTCCATCAGCTGTAACAATACCAACTGAAAAATCTGGTTCAAATGATTCAGCCTCTACAATGGTTATCCCATCTTCAAGCTTCATTTGAGCCAACTTAACCTCCATAGATAATAGAGATTTGATTTGGTTCAATTTGTTTTTGTACATAATTTGATTATTTATTTAATTTAACTTGTGATTATTCTTGTTTCATTTGTATTAATAACTAAAGATGTACCTTGACCAACTAAAGCGCCTACGCCTTGATTAATTAATTCGCCTTTGCAACAATCTTTGCTATACGTTTTGCCATCCTTACAAAGACAACCTCTTTTGCCACCTTGTGGACTATTTACTTTATCTGCCATTATTTATCTAAAATTAATCTGTTAATATTCATTGAAATACAAGGCGATACATTCCATCCTGATGCTGTTACTGGTGTTTCAAATAAACCTCCGCTATCAATTCCAGACGAATCCCTCATAATTTCAAAAGTTAAAATGTTATTTAAATTTTGATTTGTAATTATTTGCGTAGTTTCAAAAGCCATGTGAGTTTGATAGTTGTCAATCCCTGCGCTTGTTGTTGTTGTATTCACAGGCTGAACCCCATTTACCAACTGTCTAAAGTGAATTAAAGATGCGCTTCCTGAACCTGTACGCCCTAAATTTAATTTTACCCTAATTATGTAAGTACCTATTTGATTAAAAGTTATAGCACCTAAAGAAGTGATATTCACAAATGGTGTAGTTTGAGCTGCGCCAATACTTAATTGGATAGGCACATCTACCGTTGTAGGCTCTTGAGTTGCCAAAGGAGATACAGCGTAAAAGACTGGCTCTGATAGAATCGCATTAGAAGAGAATTTAACCCACTCTACGCCATTATAAACCTTAAGAGCATTAATGGTGTCATCGAAAATTATCTTTCCGTCCTCAGGCTCTAAATCGCTTACAGAAGAAGTCACTAAAATATCTGGTCTGACATCATAGCTACTATTTTTTACCACGTGGGTAGTGTCGATATTAGTCGTTGCCATTTAGCAAATCTTTAATTTTGTTTATTAACTCTTCCTCTTGTTGCATTTCCAACTTATCCGCAAAAAATCCCTCAATCGAAAATCCTTTTACTTCGCCATCTTTTACCTTTTGCCAAATAGCATCGTTCTCAACTTTCATTGAAATCATCCAAGTACCAACTGGTAAACTAAAACCATATTTTTTAGACTTATCCATTTGCTCATCTTCGATAATCCAAGACTCTACAACGGTCATACCATCGATTTTAGATTGATGCTGTAAAGTAGCGTTTGACTGGTTACCATTTTGCAAAAATAACTCACTTGCTTTTTTTACCGTTTCTTTCGAAAAGAAAACATAGAACTCATCTTTATCGACTTTACGATAAATTTGTTTATTAGGAATTAAAGCAGCTCCCATCAAAATTCTTTTTTCAGAATCTATCTGAGCTAACTTAACCTCATGCTCTTTATTCAAGAAAATAAAATTACTTTCTATTGCAGGAAAATCTACCACGCTAACCGCTTCGATTCCGTCAATTTCTTTATCGATTATCAATTCTACAATTCGCATCTTTCTATAAACGTTTTAATTAAATTTTTGTACTATTTTCAAAATAATAAATTCACAAAGACTATATCTTCTCTTTTCTTTTCTTTTCTTTTCTGCTACACTTTGCTAAGCGTTTGCTTAATTTTGCTAAGCCTTTGCTAAGTTTTGCTTAGCGTTTGCTAGCTTTTGCTAGAGTTTGCTAAATTAACCCCCTAACGTAGCTGTTTTGACTATATTTCTGTCTAAACTTGCTTGCGTTGTTACGTCATTTGCTACTACAAAAGCCTTAATTGGTGCTTGGTTTCCTAAAGTCTGAGCTATCTGATTTGCGCCACTTGTACCAACTACATTAAATTGTGGAGCTGATTGAACTGCCTGAGAAACCGCTGTTGCTGCGCCTCCACTTGTTGCAATATTTGGAGTAGATACGCTACCTTTTGCAGCCTTAACTGCTGACTTTATAGCACTAAATATCCCTGCCGCCTGAGCAGCATATCCAATCAATAAAGGTATGTTTTGAGGGAAACCAACCGATGCAGTTTTAGCAGCTCCTCCAGTTATTGCCACCGCAGATTCTGCCGCTTTAAGATTAATAAACCCTAAAGTTTTACCAGCATCCATTAATAATTCTTTAGCATTTAAAACTTGTTTAGCAACTAAAGCAGCTTTACCGATTGCACTTTCTGCTCCGAAAATAGAAGCTATATCTGACAATGCTTGTTGCTTTGCTGCTACCTTATTTTTATCTAATTGTATTGCTTCTTCAGCTTTTAATTTTGCATCTGCAATTTCCTCGTCTGTTAATGCTTTTTTTGCTTGCAGGATTTCCATCCCTTTAGAAAAATCTATTGCATCTTTTTCAGTTTTAGAAGCATCTCTTTCCGCTTGTAATTCTTCTTGAGTTTTATTATAAGCATCTATTTCTGCTTGCCTTGTTGTAAATCTTTCCTTTTCAAGTTTAGCATTTTTAGCCTCATTTTCTATCCTTTTAGCTTCAGCCTTTTCTCTTCTTTCGTTTTCCTTATCAATAGCATCCTGATTGATTTTAGCACGCTCTGCATTTCTTTCTTTATCAATAGCAGCTAATTCTCTATTTAATCTTTTTGATAATTCTACTTGATTAGCTCCATCTTCTTTAACCGCAGCAGCATAAGCATTTTTAGCATCAATCTTTTGTTTAGTATATTTGTCTATCTGGTCTCCATGCTCTGATAAAAACTTTTTATTAATATTTAAAGTAGCATCTGCATCTTTCTTTAATTTATCTAAAGCTCTTGATGCATCAGATGTAGCTCCTACAAAATCGGTTACAGCATCAACTACTTTACCAAATATTTTACCTACCGAAGCTAATCCCGGTACTAAATTTAAAACTGCACTTTTAACTTTGTCAAAATTTGCAATTAATAAACCTAAAGCAACAACAATAGCACCTATACCAGTAGCAGCTAAAGCAATTCTCATTACCTTTAAAGCGCCAGTTGTAGTTCCTATTACAAAATTATAAGCAGTTTGAGCAGCGGTTAAAACATTTTGTACAATTACATTGTTTTTTAATACTGCACCTAATTGTTTAAAAGAATCTACGCTTTCTCCTACTGATTGAATACCCTCAGATAAAGCCATAGCAGATTGAACTTTTAGCAAAGTTTTTTCTACATCCTCAGATTGCTTACCAAATAAAGCCATCCCACCTTGAACGGCAGCAAATCCACCAGCAACACCACCTAAAGAAGATGTTAATGCTTTAAATTTAGCATCTGGATTAAAGGCATCAGTTAATGCTTTTGCATCTCCAATTCTATCAGCTAATTCCGCTGCTTTTTTCGCAGCATTTACCGCCTCTTTTGAAGCTACACCAAATTTATCAGATAAAGCAGCTACATCTGCCTGAGCTTCTCTTAATTGTGCTTTTAAAGATTTTACACTATTAGCAGATTCATCAATATTATTTTTTAATTCTAATTCTATAACCCTTTTTTCCGCCATTGTAGTAATCTTTTAATTTGTTTAATTCCGCCTTTAATTGTTGATTGTAACTGATACTTCCCTTTTGCTATTTCTATCAATTCGCTCTTGCCATAATGCTCATTTAATGCAAGCATATTTAAAATATCTCTTATCATAATATTCTGAAATCGTTAATTAATTCAAAGTCTACTTCGCCACTTGTTAAATCCGTTGTAAAGGAATTTATAATATATCTTTTATCCCTTAAAATCAATCTATCATTTAATTCTAAAGATGTGATTAAGCTAATAGGTAAAACTCCTTTTACTTTTATTTTCCTTGCCTTGCTTGTAAATAGGTTATTTAGGTAATTTAGATAATACTCAAAATAAAGGCTATTGCTGACAATATTATTTGTAAGGCTACTTTGCTCTGTTCCAAAGTTAATCGAATGTTCTACGCTGCTTATATTCGTTTCTGAGCCAAAAGCATTATACTGAGTAAGTAAAGTTGTAGCGCTTCCATCACTAAAGTAGAATCCAGTAGAACCTGCAGTTTGAACCACGCCATAATCGTATAAAATAATCGGTTTAGGAATGTAAGCTTTTAAGTCTGTTTTTAAAGAATAGCCAACTTGTAACCTACCAGATAAATTAGAGAAAAGCATATTTTCAAAAGGTAATTTAATACTATACTCTTCGCCATCTGCGTCAAAATCTTGTAATAGGTTACCATATTGAACACCATTTGTTGATAGGTAAGCAGTAGAAATTAGATTCTCGCTTTTTTCATATTCAAAATTGATACGTTTATAAGGCTTTATCCTATCTATTCCAGTAGTATCGCTGATTATATGCTTAGTAATATCTATTATATCTCCGCCATCGTACCATTCCTCTATCTCCCTTATGGTGTAGTTAGTGCCATCGATAGAATAGCAAGTCAAATTAAACATCTTTAATAGACCGCTAAAGAAATCCTCTACTTTAATATTAGGCATTAAGGGAGCGACTGATACGTTAGCACTTGTACTTATTGCAGTAGTTTGAGTTACTAAAATATCGTCTACCGTTGTACATCCTACACCATCCTCACAAATCTGTAATTCATGGGTAAACGTAGATGTAAAAGTTACTTGCGATGCTGAGTTAATTCTAAAGGTGTAAGCTCCAGTATCTATTATCGAAAGTCTAATATTATTAACTCCAGTTGTAGTGACTAAATCCTGCGTATAATATTGAACACCATCTTTGTAAATTACTAAAGTGTAAGGCAGTAAAGCAGTTGTAAAAGTTAAATTTAAGTAAGTGTCTACAATGGTAGAAAACGAACCACTCACGTCATGCCTTACAAAATCAAAGGTATTATTAGGTAAGTCAAAAGATGAATAAGTAGTATCCTCTACGATGTCATCAAACACAAAATCAGCAAAGCCAATAGGTACAAAGAAATCGCCATTCTTTAGCCATAAATAAGCGTTTGTAAACCTTGCATCAGTTAAGAAAGAGCCATTAAAAGTAATATCATAAAATGATTCGATAGCATCTAATATTCTCGGTAATCTTAAAGCAGGAAATAACTCGTTAAATACAATTGGTTTAGCAATCTGCTTAATATCATTCGCTCCGCTATCGCCATAAGTCCACGGTCTATTAGATGTAATCAAAGGGAATTTAATGTTATCGGTAGTTTGAAAACCAACCTTATTAATTACCACTAAGCCGGTATAGCTAAAATCATATGCTGATAACGTGGTTAAATCCTTTAGAAATAAACCCTTAAAAGTATCCTTTAAAGAAACTAAATTGCCAAAGAAAGTAATTGAATAATTCTCAGGCTTTCCATCTTTTAAATTAGCTGATTCGAGTTGTATTTTACCATTTCTAAATGGAATGGTATCTAATTCGATGTAAGCATCTTTCCTTTTCCTTGCATCAAATCCACCGCTCACACTATTATCGTACCAATGAGCGAATATCTGATTGTTATTTGTGGAAGCTGGCACTGTAAAAGACTGGCTAAAATCTGTAAATATCTTAGAAATGTCCGATACGTTTTGAATAGAACTTGTAACGCTTATTTTTTCATCGTCAAATAGCTCTAATCTCTTTGCAACTCCATCAATGTAAATGTAAATACCAACTACTACCATCTAAACTACGTTATTTATTAAGTCAAAACTATAAGAAAATTCAATCTCGTAATTAATATTTCTATCCTTTAGGCTTGTTTTTAAATCTGTGCCTTGCGTTTTAACCTCTACCGGTTTGCCATCTAATAAAACAGCTTCAGAAAGTAATAAATCTTGTATAATATCTGAGTAATTTTCTGGCACCCAACCCGTGTTAAGTTTAACAACTTGTTGCCCATTAATATTAAAGCTCTTATTTTGTCCTTTACTAATATCATAGTTAATTGTATCTTGATAAATTCTGTATCCCGTACCTTTTACGCTGATAGTATTTGTTTGCGCTTTAAAGAAAGTTAAAAATTGCCATCCTCCAAATCTGTTAATAAAAGAGCAAACTACCGGAGTATATTTAGGCTCGCAAATTGGATTTGCAACTAAACTGTAACTTAAAGTATTTACACCATTCAAGTAATATTTCACGCTTAGGTTATTTCCTTTAGCGTACTTGATGCTTGTAGTTGTAACTGGTATTTTATAAAGATTTGATATTGTACTTCCGCCCGTTGCTATAAAAGTTGTAGTTGTGATATTACGACCATTTAAATCTGAATAAACTAAATCAACCTTGTCTAAAGTAGTTGTAGATATTAGAGCTGATACATAAGGAATAGAGCTGTCTAAAGAATAATCAATCCTCTTTGTAGTATCAACCAATAAATTTATATAGTTGTTTGAAGTGGTGTAATTAGCCCCATTTAAATAGCTTGTATAACCATTGACTGCAAAATAATCTACCGTATCAAGCAAAGTATAAACACCTATTGCAGTTTCTTTAGACCTCTTGATTCTAACTTTCGCCCAATTCAAGTTAGTGCTATCCTCAGGCGCAACATTATCAATATACTCTTTTATAAAAGGGCTAATGTTATAAATTGTACCTATCTGAGTGGTAGATGGTATGCTCTTGGTTAGCGTATAATTAGGAGATGCAGGTAAGCTATTAGGATAGTTATAAATAAATATCTCTACCTTACTACCTATCTGCCCAGTTTCTGCCACTTCTATGAAATATGGACTTCTTACGTTTAATATCATTTTATATCTTTTAAATTAACATCTACCATAGTATCTACATCCATCCCAAAAGCTTTCATTAAATCCTCGTTTACATATTTCTTATAACCTGCCTCAAATGGTTTGGTAAAAAATAAACTTGGCTTTAATCCTTTGTGATAAATTGACCTTGTAATTAAAAAAGCAGTTCCCTTATAACTTAAAAATCTGCCAGTCTTTCTATCTTTAAATTGTATACCTCTTTGCTTTACCCATTTCTCAATACCATTTGTTAAGCCTCCCTTTTTACCTCTACCGCTTCCAAATTTAAATGGACTATTTGGCGCTTTTGCACTTGATGTTTTACCCTTTACCCCTTGGTCTTGATATTGACCGTATTCATCCATGCTAAAGCCTACAATCGCATATCCGTTATCGGTTACTATTTCCCCTTTAATGCTATTATAAAGTCCTTTAGTAACGTTCTTTCCGCCTCGTGTTAAATTACTTCTACTTTGTTGTATAACGTAATCTCTGAAGCGTTTTAAAGCTGCGTAAGTTTCCTCTAAAGCCATTAGCAAATAGTAATATCATTAGGAATCATCACGTCGAAAGTCAAAGTCCAGCCTGCTATCTTATTCTCAAATCTATCAATAAATGGCTCGCAATTTTGACTTCCTACAACTTGCACCAATTCGCTAAATAAAGCACCTCTAAGCATATCACTTACCAACCTATTAGCTAAGGCAAGTTGTGTATTTAAAACATCCTGCTCGTTATCATTTCCATCCCATAAGTCTGTTACTGGTTGCTTACTAATATCAACGATATCCATAAATAAAATAGAGATATTTAGGCTTATAGTATTCTCAGCTAATTGAGCATTATTAACGATGATATGAGATAAAGGAAAAATAGTTTGTTTAGCTAAATCAACCTCGAAGATGTCCCCAATAGTTACCGTGTTAATAAAAGTTGTAGCCTTTAAGTAATCCTTTAATTTATTAACTACATAGTAATATCCGTTCATTATTTATTTTGTTTATTAATCATTTTCATTTCTAAACTTGTCTTTTGCTTTTCAAATGTCAAATACGTTAAACACTGATGTACATTTAATTTGCTGATATCTTCAAATCTCCTAACATCTCCCTGAGCGAGTGCATAAATTGACGAGTACCATCCCCACCGGTTACCGAATTGAGCTGATTCTGAATAGTCGGATTCTCCATTTCCGCCTCCAAAAAGTCCATCGTACTGTTCAATAATACGTTCCCTAAATCCCAAAAAAAAACAACTGCACCTAAAGCAACATCTAAAGGTAAATCTTTCATCTCATCGCTATATTTATCCGAGCCTTTGTAATCCTCTATAATATACTTTCCTTTTAACTCTTGGATAATCGGTCTAAATAATACAGCGCAAGCTCTGTGCATCTCCTGCCAGTCTGTTATGTAAGTATCTAAATCTACATATTCCCCATTTGTCATCTCATCCAAATTTGGAATAAAACCAAACTTTAATCCTTTAAATTTAAACGTTTGGATTAACTTATATTTATCAGTAAATAAAGCACCTATGTGATTGCAAATTTCTTCTACATCTGTACGCTTCATATACGCAACATTTTGCAACTTAACACCGCAAAATATCTCAATCATTTTCTGCTTTAAAAATTCGCCATCCTCATTATCCTGCGCAATCTTCAAATATTTTTGATACTGCCAAAGTTTAATATCTGATAAATCCGATGGAATAGTTATCTCTACTTTCATTATTTTATAAACGTTAATTTTAAATTATTGATTTGTTTTTTTAATAGACTGCGTAAGTGCCACGATTAGGATTGTCTAAATGGAATATCACATTGTACCTTATAGCATCTATTATGTGATTCCAGTCATCGATATATAGCTTAGATTCTTTATTTACATAAACGTAATTATTAAATTCTTTAGCAATATTTGTGCTATTCTCTTCTACGATAATCTGGTAATCCTGCATCCTAATTATACCACTTTGAATAGTTCCTTTCTTTACCGCTTGTATGTTTATTCTTTGGCTTTTGATATCATCTATTAAGCGAGGTTCTGCGCTATCCGCAATGATTAAACCATCCTTTACTCTATCTTTAATAATATAAGCAAGCTCATGCGTTTTAAGTCCACGCTGGTATATATGCTCTTTAACATAGATAATCTTTTTAGCCTTATCAATTGCAACCTCAGCTAAAGCATCAGGGTCAATACTAAAACCAAAATCCATTCCGAAAGAAGTTTGTAAACCATTAGGATTAAACTTTCCAAAAGTCCAATTAGTAAACACAACACCATCAGCCTTATCTAACCAACCTCCTAATATTTGATGCTCGTATTTTTTAGGATTAGTTAATTTAATTCTTTGTATCTCATCTAAAAAAGACTGGTCTAAATGCTCTATATTATCCTCGAAAGTTGTATGTATGTAGGTAACATTTCCCTTAACGCCATTAAATCCCTCCTTAACTCCAGCACTTTCAAAGAATCGTTTATAAATCCAATGTTCCTTTGTAGATGGGTTAAGAATAAGTATAACCCTATTTTGCTTTCCCTTTTGTCTTATAGATAGATTAATTTTATCAAATGTTAATTCATCGGTTAATTCCTCCGCCTCGTCAAGTATCCAAGTTGTAACGCCTTGTAAAGACTTCAGGTTAGCTGTTTGGTCTCCGCTTGATGTCTTTATACCTCTAAATATTATCTCGCTTCCTGAGGCTTTATTTTTAATCTCTGACTTTGTAACCTCAAAAAAATCATGTGCATCTAATAGCTCTATTTTTTCTTGAAATTCTGGTATGATAGATAGATGAGCTGATGTCATAGTTTGGCGCGTAAATAATAATTTATGCCCAGCCTCAAAAGATAAGATAGACGCAAAAGTTCCAACTCCAAAAGACTTAGAACTTCCACGACCTCCTGTAATAATGAAAAAACGTGTCTTATTTTTAAGTCCGTTATATTTCTTATTTAGTTTTATCATTCAATTTTAAAAACATCCTCAATATTGAAGTTGTTAATATTGTGCGTGTTATTTTGCTCGATGATTTGCTTAGGCATTCCGTATCTATATTGAAGCCACGTTTTCATAGCGTTAGTATCGCCTTGCTCAATCTTACCTGATAAAGCTACCCATACCTCCTCTGGTACCATAACGGCATCCATTGATTCTATAAGAGTTATTAACTCATCCTTTTTTAGTCTGCCAGAGTTTGGTCTTGCTCCACCTCTTTGCTTTTTAACTACTTCATCACTCATATTCGTTATAAATTTTCTGTAATTGACTGATATAATCCCTCCAGCATGATGGGCAGTTTGAGCTTTCTAAATGAATTTTAAAAACTCTTAAATAAATACCTGCTAAATCCCTTTGTACTAAAGGTGTAATCTGATTAGGATTCTCTTTAAAAAAAGCAGTTAGATAGTTATAATCATCCTCTATTAAACAATTAGGTTTATTGTAAGGGAATAGCTTATTTAGTTTCTCTTTACGCTCATCACATCCACAGTCGATTCCAGTTACATCAGCGAATAGTTTAACCGCTGCTTTAATTCCAGTAACCTCTGTTACTTTCTCAATACTATCGCCTAACCCCTGCGATACTTTTCTTCTTCCTTTTGCCATTGTTTTAGTTTGTCTTTACAATTATTTAAAGTGTTGTATACAGATGAAAAATTTATGCCAGTTTCCCTGCTTAATTCTCTTATAGAAAAATCATTATTTAGATATAAAAGAAATAGTTTCTTATCGTAATACTCTTTATCAAGTTCGCAAGCTACTAAATCAAATTTATAATCATGGCAGGCTATTGCTATTGAGCCTGAGCCTAAATGAGTGTCAAGGATTTTGTCGTTTGGTTTTGCGTATTTATCAAGTAACCATTTGTATGAAACTATTGGTTTTTGTGTTGGATGTATCGTACCTTCAATAGCTAATTTATGCCTACCATATTGAACAACTCTTAATGCTTGTTGAAATGAAGTAAAAGCAAGTTCACCATCACTTTGTAAAATTCTTTGACCTTTATCCCAAAATACCCAACCCATTGAACTTGGTAAATATTTAGTAAAATAGTTAGCACCCCAAATTATTTGATTTTTACTTACTCTTTGTAACTCTAAAAAATAATCTTTATTTGGTGGCTCAATATCACCACCAGCAAAAGCCTTATAATCTTTAGCAACAGCTAATTTTCCTCTTGATTTATTTTTATCACCATTTTCTCCAATTCCATAAGGTGGATCAACAATAGCCAAATCAAATGCTTTATCAGGCAAAGTAGCCATATAAGCCATACAATCTACATTGTGTAATTCTGCCCTACCTATTTTATTCATCTTTAATATTGTCAAACTGATTGTCGTTAGGTTTAGATGTTCCTTGCTCTAAAGACTCAGGATAGTGTAAGCCTTCGTTACCGTTTTGCGAAATTACATCTATCCGAGAATATGATTTTTGAACTTCACCTGTAGATTTATTTAGTTCGTATTCATATTCAAGTGTATGTGGTGATACATCATCACTTGGTTTTTTAGACCTAAATATCTTATCAAAGTTAGACTCAAATACTTCTCTATCTGTAAATGGTCTTGGTGCTGAACCTTTACCCATTATTTATCCTTTCTGTTGCTATATTCATATACTCTTCTGAAATTTCTATACCTATAAAGTTTCTCTTTAATTGTTTAGCTATTTTACCTGTTGTTCCACTTCCCATCATTGGGTCAAGAACTATATCATTTTCATTGCTCCAAGTTACAATATGATTATAAGCTAATTTCTCTGGAAAGATAGCTGAATGTTTATATGCTTCTTTGTCTTTAGTAGATTTCATATAACCACAATCAATTTTCCATACATTTAGTTCAATGGTTGTTGTTTTACTAGTATCTATTTGTTCATTGTATGTAAAACTACCATCTGCTTTTCTAAATGATGATTTACTTTTTCTTGTATATATTGAACTTGGGCTTTTGTCTCTTTGTATACCATTAAATGTTTTTGGTGTTCCTTTACTTAATATAAACATATATTCAAAAGCATTTTGATATCTTTTAGTTTTAGGAAATGTAGGAGGAAAAGAACCTTTCTGATAAATCATAGTGTCATGTAAATTAAACCCTATATCTTTAAAATATAATGCTTGTCTAAATGACGTTCCACTTTCACTTCCATTTATTGTTGCATCACCTACTACCCATACAATAACACCACCTTGCTTTGTAACTCTAAATAATTCTTTTGCTATATTTTCAAAGTCAAATGTAAATCCATTATATGTTCTAAGATTATCGTAAGGTGGGCTAGTAACAGTTAAATCTATAATACAGTCATCTAATGTTTTAAGTTTATCTAAACAATCTCCATGCAATAAATTTATCATTTAACTGTTAAATGTCCGTTATCAAATAACCAACCAATAGTTTTACGATGAGCAGATTCCCATGCTTCAATTCTTTCTGCTCTATCTAACTCTTTATTGTTGTCTATCATATCATGACATTGATAACAAAGACTAGCGATTCTATAATCATGAGCCTTGATGCCTGTGCCTTTACCATCACGCTGTTGATTAGAATGACCTGCACAAACTGTTCCGT